AAGGGAGACCCCATTCACAATTGCACAAACAAACAGTCAACAATAACCAAAGCAGTGGCCATAAAAACAGTTATGTAGTTGTTTAGTAGTAGTGCTGCATAAGGATTGGTGCCCGGACTTCCTGTATGACGCTATCCACAGGACGAGAGGACCCGGAATGACGCCGGAACAGGCCACACAGATCGCTGACCTGCACGAACAGGGTGTCTCGAACCGCGAGATCGCCCGAACCGTAGGCCTTAGTCACGTGAGCGTGGCCAAAGCGCTGAAAGTGGTAACCCCCGGCGGTGGTAACCCCGTGGTAACCCCGAGTGGTAACCCCCTCATCGGACGGCGGCTGAGCCCCAAGGAACTCCTCGACGCGAAGGAGGCCGGGACCCTCCCCTGGACCGCCAGACTCAACGGTGGGGGCGCTGTCGTGATCCCTGAGCCCGGGGAGCCTGTCGTTTGGCCGAGCTTCGAGCCGACCGGAGATGTGTTGTTGGCCCCGCCGAAGTCCGTGACCGGCACGATCACCGTGATGAGGCCCTTGAAGCCTCGGGAGTCCCACCGTGCCTCTCCCTTGGGCTAAGAAGGCCTTCAAGCCCAGAGGTCCGTACAAGGCTCCCAGGAACCCCTCGGGTAAGAACCTGCCCAAGATCGTGAAGCTGAAGCTGAGTCCTCGAAAGCGCTTCTACAACGGCTAAGCAGGACCCAGAAGTCGTCCGGAGCCGGGGCAGGGCAGCCCTTGCACGGATCAGGAAGCGCTCTGGCTCATCCAAGCAACTGAAGGGTGAGTTCGTCTGGCCCGAGGTCGAGCGATTCTTGGCCGACGGCTGGCAGATGGACGACATCGCCAAGGGCTTGAGGATGACCGCCCGCAACGTCCGAAGGGTGAAGGCAGAACACGCCGGTCAAACCATCCACATCGGCCGGGTCGCCTCGTTGGTGCAGAAGCATCCTGAGATGGCCGAGTTCACGGCTGAAGCGTTCATCAGGTTCTTCGAGTTCTACAACCCCGACGGGTATCAGGTCCCCGACCACGTCAAGCCGTGGATCGACGCCTTCATCCGCGAGCGGAACCTCTTACTGAACGTCCCCCCAAGGCATAGCAAGAGCCACTACTTCTCTCTGTGGATACCACTCTGGCTCATCTGTCGGGATCGCAACGTCCAGATCATCCTCATCTCGCTGACGAAGGACTTCGCGAGAGGGTGGGCATCTGAGATCGCCGGCCAGCTCGAATCCAACGAGAAGCTCCTCGAGGACCTGGGCAGGTTCGCCCCCGACAAGAAGGGTGACTTCGCCTGGAGACCCGAGGCGGGGACGTTCGCCGTTCGCGGCAGGACCCGAAGGACCCGTGGCGCACAGTTGACCATCCAGAGCCGTGGGATGGAACAGCAGATCCTGGGCATGGAGGCCGACTACACCATCATCGACGACCCGACCTCCCAGGAGGTCGCATCCTCGGAGACGGATCGTGTCAAAGCTTTGGCCCACCTCCAGGAGCAGGTCCTCACTCGGTTGCAGAAGCAGACGGCTGAAGGATCCGGTGGTCGAGCGATCGTGGTGGGGCAGAGGGTGCATCCCAACGACATGTACGGCGAGCTCGCCGCTCAGGAGTTCGAGAGAGGTCCTCTTAAAGGACAGAAGTTCTGGCACAACGAGAAGTACCCCGCCGTCTCTAAGTGGCCCGAGCACAACGGCGGCATAGCCGAAGTGCTATGGCCCGATATGTGGCCCTTCGACGAACTGATGATCCAGTTCGAGCGCGTCGGGGGCACGCGAGCCTTCAACGCCCTGTATCAACAGGAGCCCACCGCCGAAGGCTCTGCGCTCATCAAGCCCGAATGGTTCGACGCCTGCAAGGACCCGACCCGAAGGGGCTACGAGGGCGTCAGGGACCACATGACGACCGGCGTCTCGAGGGTGCTGTCGGTGGACCCCTCCCCGAACAAGTGGCACGGCATCATCGTCGGCGACTTGGTCTATGACCGCGACCAGTTCTACTTCGTCGTCATCGAGATCAAGCACATCTTCGCCGGCAACGAAGGACTCAGAGCGTTGATCGCCGACATCAAGCGGATCGCCGAGTCTTACCACATCGACTATCTCGTCTACGAGCAATCCACGTTTAGCAAGTGGATCTTCGAGCATCCCGACTACGTCACGCTGAAAGACGACTTCAAGCTCATCAAGCACAAGACCGCCGCGAACAAGAACGACGCGGAGTATGGCGTGCAGACCCTCGCGGGCGATTTCGAGTTCAACCACATCTCACTGCCCTACGCTGACACAGAGGGGATGGAGATGACCGACCTCCTCGGGAAGGAAGCGCTGAACTACATCCCCGGTGAGAAGAACCTCGACGACATGTTGATGGCTCTGTGGTTCGTGAAGTTCAACTGGAGGCGTCTGAAGCCGCCCGTGAGATACGCGACCCCCACGAAGGGGTCGGGCTGGAGTTGGATGGAAGACCTGAAGAAACGAGGCGCGCTTGTCCGCTGATCCCATCTCGATGTACGACGGCCGCATCACCGAGGAGTTCATCATCCAACAGGTGAACTACCACGTCAAAGGCGACCAGTGGCAAGACATCAAGAATCGCACGGAGTCGATGGACAAGCTCTATGCGGGCCACCTCGCCGAACTGTTCCCCGACGAATCAGCGTTGCCCGACATCATGCTCGTCGAGAACAAGTTCAAGAACTCGCTGCACGACTCAACACGCTTGGCAAAAGAAGGAAGAGGGATGCCCCGTGCAGTACCGAGGGGGGACAAAGACAAAGACCGAGACGATGCCAAGGTGCGCGAGTCGATTCTTTCGACGTATTGGGTGGTCGGACGCGGACGAACGATCGAGCGGTCGCTCTACATGGACCTCGCGGGGACAGGCATGGCCGCCGTCGCGGGTTACTACAACGACGACAGTCTCTACCCTCAGTTCGTCCGTCTGAACCCTCGCTACTGCTACCCCACCGTCAGGAACAACGCGCTCTACGACATGCTGCACATCGAGACGCTCAAGGAACGTATCGCGGCGCAGATGTACCCGAACCTTGGATTGAACGACGACCCTAAGAACTCCGGTGACGTCTTCCTCGCCTGCTACTACGGCAAGGAAGAAGTCGTCGAGGCCGTCGTCCTTCCTGAGAAAGACAACATGAAGGCGGAAGCAAGATTCACCCAGCGATGGAAACACCGCCTCGGTCGCGTTCCCGTGGCCTTCCGCAAGATCGACACCTACGACGACTCGATCCGTGGCATCTTCGACCAACTCCAGGGGCCGATGATCGTCCGCAACAAGATCATGCGCTTCATGACCGACTACCTGGAATCCATCGCGCACTCACCGCTTTACTCCAAGGGTGTCGAGAACGCCGACGAGCTCCCCGGTCCATTGACGCACTACAAGCTCGACCCGGACATGGAGGGTGCCACGATCGGCCGCGTCCCCCCCGCCGCTCCTGCCGGCACCGTCTGGGGGATGCTGAACTACACGGACCAGCAGGAGTCCCGCGAGGCTATCGAACCATCTTCCCGTGTAGGGAGCGTGCAACAGTCGATCGCCAGCGGGTCGTTCGTGTACTCAACGCAAGGCGCACTTACATCCTTCGTCACAGAGATGCAGGACTGTATGTCCGACCTGAGAGAGCAGCTGGGCATCGTCTGCAACCGCATCGACGAAGAGTGGATGGACTACTCCAAGCCGTTGATAAAGGCGGTCGGGAAGAAGAAGTCCTACACCCCCAAGACCGATATCGACGGTTGGTATCACCACACCATCGAGTTCGGCGCTACCGCGGGTTTGGACCGTGTGAACGGCGACACCCGCGTGCTGAATCATCTCTCGGCGCGGCTCATCGACCGAGGCACGGCCAGGGACCAGATCGACTACCTCGACGACGACACCACGACACAAGACAAGATCGACCGAGAGAACCTCGGAGACGCCATCATGCAACGCTTCGCGACCGACCCATCCACGCCTATCTCCATCATGGTCAAGACCTACTTGGCGATGGACGGGGAAGCATTCACCGCGGCGTTGGAAGAAGCTGTCCCGCAACTCCAGGCTGCCGAGCAGGCCGCGCAAACACAGACCGGCGGACCCACCGCGCCGGAGGGCGGGACACCCCCAGAAGGCTCAGGAGAACCAGCAGCAGACGCAGCGGTTCAGGCCGCCCTGGTTCGTGCTCAGCCTTCTCCGAGCAGACAACAGGTGTTCATCAACAATGGACGATAGCTCTGCTATCGACAGACACGGACAACCACTCCTCGTCTACATCCTCGGCCATGACCCACAGGTGAAGGCCGCGGTCTATGCGGCCATCAAGCGGTGGAATACCGCCGTGGGCGGCGAGATCATCAAGATGGTCCCCAAGGGAACACCAGGAGCGGTGTCTATCGGTAAGGACCTACGCGAGGCGACATCTCCCGACGGCGAGTACTCGGACAACGGTGGGCTGAACTATGGCGGCACGGGGCATGTGACGGGCAACGCCAAGGGGATGCGCGACCCGGTCATCATGGCGCACGAACTCGGCCACGCGCTCGGGCTTTCTCATCCGGCGAGAACTTCGACGTACAACAACTACATCTACATGGACCAGAATGACCCGAGCACTTGGACGACGTTCGTCGCACCAGTAGGGCTGATGGGTAACGGAGCCGGGATGCACCGTCCCTCCTGGCCTGACGCCCTCTCGGTGAGGGCTCGACGTGCGAACGGTCCAAGCGCGGGTGAGATTTCGTGGGTACGAGAACACTGGGGCATCTTCCCGACGCTGCCTATCACGGACACCTCTGCCGGGGGAAACGAGGCGAAGCCGACCTACGGTGGGGAACTGAAGCCTCACGTCACCCCCTTCGCAGGCCCGAATAGGGTTGCCAATGTCTATGGCCGTGCTCCGGTACTGGTGACGTCTGATGCAAACATCGGCAAGGAGAAAGTGCTGACCGCGATCGAGCGATGGAACAAGGCCGCCAACTATCCCATCATGGCGTACACAGACAAGACGAGTGAAGCCGATGTAGTGGTGCGTCAGTCCTCGGAGTTCTATCCGAAAGGGTCACCGAACGACTTCGTGTTTGAGGAGACCGGTGTCCGTAACTCTAAATCTGCGACGGGGACGTTCCCGGGTTCGGTAAATGCTAACTGGCGCGTCATGCCGCGGAGCGTCGTGAAGATTCCCGCAGGTCAGGCATCGAACCAGCGCCCAGGTCTTATCGCACATGAACTTGGTCACACCTTGGGATTCGCCCACCCCTATGACCCCGAGTACCACATCAGCACCGAGGCATGGGCCGCGGCTGCCAGCGGGGGGTCCCATCGCATCATGGATACGAACGTGGGCTCACCCTCGAAGGCTGAAGGCGAGGCTGCCCGACGTCAACTCGGTGTCGAGGAACACGTGAACGAGTACAACCCGAGCCACCAGCAGGCTTAGCGCACGTTGATGAAGTACACCAACGCCCAGAACGCGACGAACGCCCCGATCCACAAGACGTAGTCCCAGAACCACGACCCCGTCCAGGGTTCCTGGTCTTGCTTCAGCGGGCGAGGGTCAATCATTCTCATTGCTAAAGGATGGACCCATTGGCCGAATATCACAAGGGCACCGGGCCGAAACAACTTCCTCAAGGTGGTGCCACAGCGGCCAACCGAGCCACGCCTGACCCCGCCCAGCCACTCGACATCCCGGTGCAGTACGCCACCGAGGCTGACCATCCCCAGCTTCCCCCCGATGGTGCGGACGACAACCTCGACATCCTCACCGCTCCCCCGCATCCGGGCTACGCCCCGAACCTCCTCCCTCGCTCGAAGCCGAACCAGATCCCCCAGTCCGTCGTGAGGAATCTCCCTCGCCTGCAAGCCGCGGCGATGGACCCCGATGCCCCTGAGACGACGAAGGCGACCTACAAGGCTCTGATCTGGGAACTCAACCGTCAGCAGGGCGGGTAAGTGCCCAAACCGGGAGCCGGTGGAGAAACTCGGCCCAACCAGCAATCCATCCCTGAGACGACGACCGACCAGATGGATCCGTCGGTTCAAGCAACGCTCCCCGATCGGAACCCCAAGACCGACCCGGTTATCACTCAGGCGTTCACCCCCTCGCAGGGATACCGCAACGTCGCCATCTACAAAGCGGGGATAGCGGCTCGCCTAGACGTTTCTTCGATGCGCTCGAACCAGATGTATTCCTGGATGGACCCAGGAGTCATCCGTCAAGCCCCGCACACGATGGCCTACTACACGACGGCCAACCAGAACGAAGCCACCGCCGCGGCCATGAACGACGCGCTTACTTGGTACGGCACGACCTACGGCGACGAGTCGATGGGACTGTTCGTCAGGACGTTCCTGATCCAGGACCCCGTCTCACAACAGCGGACCCGAGAGATGGTCGGCCTCCTCGCAGACCTTGACCCGAGCCTCTACGTCTCCCCCGAGCAGACGCAAGACGTGCTCGGAGGGCTAGTCGCACAGAGTTCGGGGTATATCTCTCCCTCAGCGCACACGGATGCGGCGGGGAAGATGGAAGCCATCCTCGCCGACCCCGCGCACATGGAGGAGGCGTTCGCCCGCCTGACTCCACAAGAGCAGTTGGGCGTGCACGACCTCGCTACCTCGCTCGAGCAGGCGTTCGCCGGCAAGTCGGACCTCGACATCGACACGTTCCAACGAACGGTTGCCGTAGCGAAGAACGGCTACACCTCTGTCTTGGGTCCCGCCGACCAGCGGGCTATCACCGAGTTGGTCAAGATCGCGCAGACCGGCGTCGGTGGAACCACGATGGGCATCTCGGACCTGGGCCAAGAAGTCGCCAACGTCGGAGTCTCCAACCAGGGTGAGTTGGCGCTCCGTGCCCAGGCCGAAGCACTTGGTATCGACCAGATTCGTCGTCAGGGCGGCGGCATCATCGTCCTGGATGAAGCAGACGCCAAGGCCAACCCGGACACGGCGCTCGCCATCTCCGAGATGCTGCAAGCCCGCTTCCCCGAAGCGCACATCCAGATAGGCAAGCAGGGAATCATCGCCTCGATGATCGAGAAGCTTGGCCTGCCCATCGACTACATCTCTTCGCCCATTGGTGCGACCCTGCATCAGGGAACAGAGGCGCTTCAGAAGCTCACCGCCGACGGCGACCCTGTCACGACGCTCAAGGTCATCTCCGAAGCAGAGGCGCAGATTCGCGACATCGGTGTCGCCCCCAAGTGGGTGCGGGACGCGATGAGGACCGGTGGCATCTTCGGCGATCCCGAGAACCCTGAAGACGTCCAGAGGTTCCTGGACCATATGCGGGAACAGAACACCTTCGACATCGGCCCGGAGACAGTGTGGTCGGACCTGAAGGCCAACACCCGTCCCGAGCAGATGGGGTTCGGTCTCGGTGACACGTTCACCAAGTCCGCGGGGCTTATGCCCGGAGATCCCGGATACGAAGCCGCCCGTATCGGTATCGGCCTCGTCGCGAACATCGCGCTCGACCCGCTGAACTGGGCTGGCCCCATCATCGGTGGAGCTCGGGCTGCTAGTCGTGTTCCGCTCGTCCGTGACGCTGAGGGGGCGTTGCAGTCGCTCCAGGTGACGAACGGCTGGATCAAGCAGATGACGTACATGAAGCTCGCGCGGACCCCCGAAGAGTTCGTTGCGACCAAGACGTTCATCAACACCGCAGACAAGTTGTGGGACATCCGCCAAGCCGCCGGCACGCCCGAAGCCTTCGCGACAGCCCTTGTTCACAACGGAACGATGGACCTACAACGAGCACGAGAGTTCGCCCGCGCCACATCGCGTGAGGACATGTCGATCACGCTGATGGCAGACGCGCTGGGCGTGCATCAGACCGAGACGCTCGACGACATCTTCGACGTCGTCAACAAGCGGAACGCGCTCGTGCTCGATAGTCCCGAGGCGATCGCGCAGAAGGCGTTCTACGACAACATCATCCAGGGCTCAGACCTCATCAAGCCCTACGACGCGATGCCGTCCTGGCGTCAGTTGCACCGCCTCCAACGAGCGGTAGGCGAACCCCCGACCGGCATCCACAGGGCCATCCTCGCGGCGGAAGACACCATCACGCGCTTCCCGTCCTCGATGATCCCGCGCACCGAGTCGAGCCTCCGTAGGCTGATGGCGGACCCAGACCTCGTAGCACGCAAGTCCATCACCCGCA